GTCAAGCCCTTCCACAAGTAGAAGCGGCTAAAGCTGTAGAAGAAGCTGAAACGACTGTGAGCGCAGAATGACAAGCCCAAATGTCTATGTGCCATACCCAACTCCACAAACAGAGCAGGAATTACAGGATGATGTAAGCGCATTGGTATATCAGCCAGGAGTGCCACAAGAGTTGCAAGATCAGTACACCAATATGATTAATAGCCCTCAATTTGTAGATGGTGTAAACGAAGCAGAGGCTAATAGTGACAGTATGGCTAATGAGTAATAAAATGTGCCTAATAATTGAGCAATGTGCTTAAAAAATAGGCAGATAAATCATGACATTACAAGTTGATTCAACTATTTCTCAGGATGTGTCCACAATAGATAAGGGTGGCGCACCTAAAGGCAATGACAATGCAAGAAAAGGCAAGCTCTTTTATGGAGAGTTGCGTAAAGTTCTTGTGCAAAATGATGCTATCAAATTAAGGCAGATTGCCGATAAGCTGGTTGAATCCGCCATTGAGGGTGAGCCTTGGGCTGTCAAGGAAGTTATGGATCGCATGGATGGAAAGCCATTACAGGCTACTTCCATTGAAAATCCTGATGGTTCAGCCATTACTGGAATTCAAGTTACATTTGTAAAACCAGGTGAGTGAAGCCCTTAACGACATCATTTCCAAGGTTGAGTTTCCTGAGAAGCTTTCAATCCTTTTCGACCCTAGTCGTTATAAAATTCTTCATGGTGGTCGTGGTGGTGCTAAGTCTTGGGGAATTTCTCGTGCTTTGCTCATTATTGGGGCTAGGAAAACTACTCGTATCCTTTGCGCTCGTGAGTTTCAGACATCTATCAAGGATTCTGTTCACAAACTGTTAAGTGATCAAATCGTAGCAATGGGCCTTAGTGAGTTCTATGAGATTACTCAAAACTCAATTAGAGGCAAAAACGGCACAGAATTTAGTTTTGTTGGCTTAAAAAACAATGTTGCTAATATCAAATCTTATGAGGGTTGCGATATATGCTGGGTTGAGGAAGCTCAAACTACATCCAAATTAAGCTGGAATGTGTTGATTCCTACTATCCGTAAAGAAGGCTCAGAAATATGGGTTTCCTTTAATCCTGAACTAGAAACAGATGAAACCTTTCAGCGTTTTATTGTCAATACACCTGAAAACTGCATAGTTCAGCGCATCAACTGGTCAGATAATCCTTGGTTTCCTGAAACCCTGCGGCTGGAAAAGGATGCTTTATTTGTCAGGGACAGAGAAGCCTACAACACAGTTTGGGAAGGTGTATGCCGTCAGACTGTTGATGGAGCTATTTTTGCCAAAGAGATGCAACAGGCTGAGTTTGAAGGAAGGATTACTAGAGTTCCGTATGAAGCCACTAAGCCTGTTCTTGCTATTTTCGATATTGGGTGGTCGGATGCAACAGCTGTGTGGTTTTTGCAGTTTGTTGGCATGGAAACTAGGCTAATTAGATATTACGAAACAAATCAAACCACTATGAGCGAAATATTGGCTAAAATGCAAACCTTTGGTTATGTCTATGACACTTTATATTTGCCTCATGATGCTCAAAACAAGACTTTAGCGGCTCATGGCAGAAGTATTGAGGACATAGTTAGGGCGGCAGGCTTTAATGTGCGTATTATTGACCGAGTACCTATTGCAGATTCTATTAATGCGGCAAGAACTATATTTACTAAGTGTTACTTTGACCGAGAAAACTGCTATGAAGGGTTACAATGTTTACGGCATTATCGGTATGATGTAAATCCTGAAACTGGTAATTTTAGTCAAAAACCATTACATGATAATTATTCTCATGGTGCTGATGCGTTTAGATATATTGGACTTATGATTAAAGAACCAAAGCAAGCAAAGAAAAAGCAAATAAACTACCAAGTTTCTAGTTGGATGAATTAAACTAACGACAAATATGTTATAAGGACTCTTTATGGGTATCTACGATTCAGACTACGAAGATGATAGCGAAGAAGGCATCATTGATGAAGCCAAGGAATTCTTGCGCTTTTGTGCTGATAATGACTCAAATAACAGGGTTGAAGCACTAGAGGACTTAAAGTTTGCTGGTGGTGACCAATGGCCTGTTGAGATTCAGAACAGCCGTTTGCTGGAATCTAGACCTTATTTAACCATCAACAAGATTGATGCGTATTGCCGTCAAATTGCCAATAGCCAAAGACAGCAACGGCCTAGAATCAAATGTCATGGCATGAATACTGATTCTGATGAAAAGATGGCACAAGTCATTACTGGTATTTGCCGCCATGTAGAGGAACAATCTGATGCTGATGCCGCTTATGACAATGCTTTTGATTTTGCTGTTCGCATGGGTTGGGGCTTTTGGCGCATTACTACTGATTATGTGCGACCTGACTCCTTCGACCAAGAAATTTACATTAAAAGGATTGAAAACCCTTTTATGGTTTATTTTGATCCTAATAGTAATGAACCTGATGGATCAGATGCAGAGAAGTGCTTAATTACTGAGGTTATTAGCAAAGAAGCTTTCCGTAAAATGTATCCTGATGCCGAAGTGGATGGCAATTTTAATGCTAGAGGCACAGGCGATAGCCAATCAGATTGGATTACTAAAGAAGATATTCGCATTGCTGAATATTTTTATACAGAATACAAACATACAAAACTGGTGCTTTTAAGTGATGGCACAACAGTTTATGAAGATGAAATGCCTAGTCAAGATGCTATGCTTGCCGCTGGTATTTATGAAGTTAGCCGCCGTATTACTGTTAAAAAGCAGATTAAATGGTGCAAGCTAACTGGTATGCAAGTGCTTGAAAAGCGTGATTGGGCTGGTAAATTCATTCCTGTCGTGCCTTGCTATGGTCAGCAACTTATTGTTGATAGCAAAAAGAAGAAGTTTGGTCTTACTCGAATGGCTAAAGACCCACAGCGTATGTATAACTTTTGGTCTACTGCGCTTACTGAATCCGTTGCCCTTGCTCCTAAAGCTAAATGGTTACTTGCTGAAGGTCAGGATGAAGGTCATGAAGATGAGTGGACTCAAGCTAACATCAAATCTATGCCTGTATTGCGTTATAAGCAAACAGACAGCGAAGGTAGAGAAGCTCCAATTCCACAAAGACTTCAACCTGAAGCACCTCCAATGGGTATTGCCACAGCTTTAGAAGGCTTAAATGCCGATTTAATGGCTGTAGTAGGTATTTATGACCCATCTATGCTTCCGCAGGGTAATCAGTCAGGCAAGGCAATACAAGGTCAGCAACAACAAGTTGATATGACCAACTTCCATTACTTTGACAATCTAACTCGTTCTATTAAGCAAACTGGGCGCATCATTCTTGACCTTATTCCTCATGTTTACGATAGTGAGCGTTGCTTACGGATCATTGGCGATGATGGAAAAGGCGAAATTGTCAATGTAAACCAAAAGTCCATGGATGAAATGGGTGTTGAAAAGATTCTCAATGATGTGACTGTTGGCGAATACGATGTAGTTATGGAAACAGGCCCTGGCTACAACTCCAAGAGACAAGAAGCTGTTGAATCTATGGTTCAAATGCTTAATGTAGACCCTGATTTGATGAAACAAGCTGGTGACTTAGTATTTAGAAATATGGACTTTCCAGGCGCAGACATCATTGCAGACAGATTGGCGGCGGCTAATCCATTAGCTCAAATTGATGATAAATCTGATATTCCGCCACAAGTTCAAATGCAACTGGCACAAAGTCAGCAGACTATCCAGCAGTTACAGCAAGAAATTCAAGCTATGCAGATGGATATGAAGTATGGCGCAACTATCAAACAGCAACAAGAGCAATCTGCTACAGAGCGCAAAAGAATGGAAATTGATTCTAAATCTGCTGATTCTCAAATGCTTATGGAAGCTAAAGCGCATGACACAGTTATTGATTCGGAAACTAAACTTGAAATTGAGCGTATGAAAGCTAGATTAGCCTTTATTTTGGCTAAAATTGATGAACGCTCAGAACGAGCCGCAGATACAGAAGCTATTGAAAGGGCAATTTAATGAGCAAAGCTGAAGAAAACTATAAATATGCTTTAAACAAAGATAAATATGATTCTGAAGTTACAGAGGCTGTTGATAAAAAATCTTTAAAAAAGAAAGATGCAAATACTGTAAATAAGATTCAAGAAATGATGCGTAAAGAAAAAGAAGAGCGCAGAAAGAAAAAAAGCCGTGAAGTGGTAACTTCTGAAAATCGTGATGAATATATGGCTAAAAAGCTTAAATTAGCTAATAAACAAGAACCAGTTTATAAAGAGGAATAAATCATGACTACAGTAATCGGAGCCAATAGAGAAGATTTTATCCTGCGAGAAATGGCTCGTAGAGCTGGTAGAAAATATGAGCCTGACGATAAGCCTAAAAGCATTTATGACGGAATGTCATCTGAGGAGCTTAAAAAGCACCAAGATGAAATTAAGTCATTATTAGAAGATAATTGACAAATAAAGAATTTAGTATTTTAATCGGTGGTAATAACTAGGAGCTTGAGAAATCATGGCCGAAGTCAAAGAAGCACAAAGTGTAGTAACAAGTAGTAATGCGGCAGAATTTTATGCAGAAAGATTAGGTTTAGCGGATTCTCCTACGGAAACTGCGGCTGAAACAGAGGATGCTCCAGTAGTGGAAAACCCTGATTCAGAGCCAGCAACTGAGG